GTATCAATATCACCACTTGTAGAATATCTCTGAAGTTCATTAATGAGTCTTCGGAAATCAGGACTATGCTTCATTACAAGTTTTGCAAGAACCTTATCATCATACTTGACCTTTTCATTTTCAAGAATGAATTTAGTTCTTTCAAAGAACTGTGAAGATAGTTCCTTCTTTTCCTTACCATCATAACGAAAATCAAGACATGTGCAACGAGAATGAAGTGGTTCGATTACCTTGTTCTTAAAATTACAAGTAAGAACAAAGCGACAACTCTTGGCAAACTCTTCCATGAATCCACGAAGAGCAGGCTGCATACTGGATGGATTTGCATAATCAAACTCATCTAGAATTACAACCTTACCATTACCGGAAAGAGATACGCTACTGGCAAAGTTTCGAATCTTCACCCGTAGCGTATCAATATTTCCGTCTTCTGAGCAGTTGACTATGATATAGTCAAGATTCATCTCCATACAGAGTGCCTTGGCTACACTTGTCTTACCACATCCTGCACCACCAGAAAGAAGCATGTTTGGCATGTCCTTCCATTCTCCCTTAACAACCTCAGAGAAAAAACTCTTTAGACGGTTAGGGAGAATACAATCTGCCACTTTCTGTGGTCGATACTTTTCGACCCAGATAAACATGTCATCATTTGTCTGCATACTCAATCCTTAAATGTTGAATCGGCTTGTAGTGCAATCCAGTACGATAGATCCATATCCTTATGGCTGAACTTGCTAACAATCTGCTTGCAAAGTTCTACTTCATAATCACCGGGGAACAACTTAAGATCCTCGGTCTTGAAGAACATCTTGAATGATTCTTCACCATCATGATCACCAACTGGGAATGAATAGAAGTTTGAACTTGGATCTGACTTATCAGTTGCAAACATTTCAATCTTACCTTCTTTGCAATCATCGATGTTATAACGAACACCGATATCAGGAAGTTGAAGAACCGCTGCTGCCTTTAGAAGTTCAGAGAATGCCTTCTGAGTCAGTTCGAATGAAACTGCTACCTTTGGCATCTGTACCTTCTTGGTAGGAACAGTTAGCAACTTTGGTTCACAATAACGATAAACCACAGATGAATTGTTTGAACCACTGATGGTTACAGACTTATCATCAAACTCAAACTCTGGATCATTGAAGAGAGAGATTGTACCAAGGAACTTGTTCAGATCCCAAATACCAAATTCTACTTCAAAGGTTTCTGCAACCTCTACTTCAGAAAGAATGTTCTTTACTGGAGAAATGGTTGAGAGTGTATTGCCTGGCTTTACTAGCAGGTTTGAATTAATCGACGCATAGTTCTTTAAGATGTCTAATGTACGCTTGGAAATTTTCATAGTTGTAGATGTCATCACATTCTCCTTTATCACTTAGAGTTCTCTCTAATATACTCTATACCATTAGTAAATTCAATGAATTTCTTACGGGAATTTTCAGAAACTCCCGGTGTAGTCGGAACATAATTTGTAAATCCAGGCATCATCAGTGGACAATGAACCTTTGGATATTCTAATTTGTAATATGCATTTTCACCATTATCCAATTTGCGAGTTGCTAATTGTGTCATTTCCTTATCACCACAACCACATGCTCCGCAAAAGAATGAACCTGGGAATTTAACACTATCTTTTCTTTCAGAACATGGTGGTAATTTCTTACCTTCATCACCATGACAACTCAATTGTCTTAAATGAATAACTGCCGGTTCTGCTTTGTTATTATTTAATCCTTTTGAAACAACAGATTGTGTAAATGTTGCAGCCTTCTTTAAGAAACCAGCCTGTGGTTTCTTGTATGTTTCATCGCTTCGTTTTTCGTTTTCTTGTATTTCTTTTTCTATGTCGGACATTTTAATCCTCCATTTCATCAATTAAATCAAACATATCATCTTCATTTATACTATACTTAAAATTATCAAGTTGCACCTTGTTTTCTCTTCGACTGTTTTTAGATGCTTTCTTTTGAACTTTCTTTGCTAAACTTTTGTCTTCGTATTGTTTCTTGTAATCTTCGGACATGGCTCAGTTAAATTCTCCTACAAATGCTTTCTTGAGTATTTCTAAATTAAAACCAAAGGAAGAAGTGTCCTTCTTAAGAATGTTCTCAAGAAGTGCTGCTTCTGTCCAATGTAAAGATTCTAAAAGAAGTTTAAGTTTATCTTGTTGCTTCTTGTGTTGCAGTCCTTCCTTCTTATCATAAAAGAAAGGAATATGTCTATACTCTTTATACAATGAAGTATATGACATACCAAATGGTGCATCATCTGGTGTATATTCTGGAATATTTTCTAGTTTTGGATACTTGTCGAGAAAGGCATAACGCATTAATCCAACTAATGCTTTTGATCTATTCTTTTGCAACACTCTGATCTTGCCTTCGTCTGTTGCAGTATCTCTAACATCATAAATTATTTCAGATATCAATTTTATCATTTTAAAAATCCTGTATTACATCCATTAAATTTTTCAATCGCTTATCAACGAAGTAATCGAACAACTTGGATCGATCTCCCTCTGGTGGTTCCTTGAACTCTTCCAGAATAGCGTTCTCATACTCCATAGGTATATATGTGTGATCGACCAACATTTGATTTCTATTAATATTTGATTGAAATTCCTGTGGTACATCACTAAATGTCTTCCACTGTGCAAGTTTCTTTGCAGCAAGTGGTTTCTGTCGCTTACCGTCTACCGCAAATGTATCATCTGCTGATAGAATATTTGGAATACCATCAGTTGAATCGCCCCTGATAATATGTTCAAACAGATAGCGATCTGGTTCAATACAAGTTACCAGACTCTTCTTGATTGGACTATATTGCTTCACATTTGAATAACGGAACAGTTGCTGAAAGTCCTTATCACTTGAAACAATCATGATCTTTTCCTTATCATGATAGTGCTTAGTAAGGGTTGCGATGATATCATCGGCTTCGCAACGATTAACCTTGACTGACTTGTAAGGAAAATTCTCACGAACTTCTTCACGAATAGTATCAAGAATCTCAAAAATTCTATCCCAGTTATAATCATCTACTGCTCGTGTCTTCTTACGATTGATCTTGTAGTTTGGAAAGATATCACGCCGCCAGTAGTTACCAGCATCTTGACAAAGAACCAGTTCACCATATTCTGCATGGAACATATTCCGATACATTCTATATGTGGCTAGAGTAACATGTCTTGCTAGATCAACAGTTACATCTAGAGGAGAATCATACTGAGCAAAGATCGTACCTAGAATAATTTGTGTGTTATCGATTAAAATCATTTTGAGTTTAGAATATCCTTAAGGTCTTCCATTGCATCAATTACAACCTTGATCTTACGCTTACCAAGGAAAGAGAACCCCTCCTTAAGATCGGGATCTCCCTTATATGCTTGCTTGAGTTCCTTGATATGTGGATCAAGAACCTTTGCAAGTTTCTTGTGGTGAACAGACTTAATACCTTGCATACGCAACCACTCTGAGTGGTCTATATTCTTTAGATTACCATCATTTTCAGCCAAGTCAAATAAATCATCAACTCTTTGTTCAATTACTGCCATATATTCAACAGTTTTCTTTTGAATTCTTTCTTGAACATTGACCTTTTCTTTATTTGGTTCTTCAATCTTTGCTGGCTTATGAATACCTTCATGAATAATTTGTTGAATATTTTTCTTGACCATCTCCAAAGTTTCTGGTCGAAGTTTACCACCCAAATTCATAATACGACAACGACTACCAATATACATGAATTCCATAGCATTGATATCACATGCTGCAGCAGCCTTGATATCCTTCTTGGAATATTCATTCTTCATCATCCAATCAATGACCCAAGGTTTGCACAAATTATTATCACATGAATAATTGTACCAATTCAATGCCTTGAGAATCTTGGTATCATAATCTTCTGGTGTTAGTTTATCTGCATCCTTCCACACAGGTTCGCTACCCATGATCAGAGAGTCTACAGAATCACCTCGACCGATACGACGAGACATCTTTTTCTTTTTCTTTTTCATTTATAACCGTATTTCTTAAGTTCGTTTTCGTACCACTCAAAAAATTCTTGCTCTTCTTTTATTTTTTTCTGTTCTTCTTTTTCAATTCGTTTTTTGTGCAATTTAGGATTTTTAGTATAACAATCTGGAAGATTAAATCTGTAAAAATCTTCTTTAATTATTTTACCTACTTTCCTTTTCTTTTTCATTGATCTATTTTGCTAAAATTGTTTCGTTTAATAAATGTAATATGATCTTGGAACTTGTCCTGTAATAGTTCCTTCGACTTATGAGATATTACAAAGATGTTAGTAC